TGGCTTATCACTCTAAAAAAACTAAAAAACAAAGAAATATAGCTCTTGAATTATTTAAAACAGGAGATATAAATGTGCTTTGCTCTACAAAAGCTCTTAACCAAGGTTTTGATGTTCCTAATGCAAATATGGGTATAATTTGTGGTATTACAAGCAAAGGATTATCTATGATACAGCGTGTAGGACGTCTTGTGCGGTTTCAAGAAAATAAAATAGGACAAATTATAATCTTGTATGTTGCTGATTCTCAGGAAGAAAAGTGGCTTAAAAGTGCTACAAAAACATTAAAGAATGTTGTGTGGAAATAAGTATTTAAAATATTTGTACATAATAACAGAATTTATTATATTTGCTTTAGATTTACAAATAAGTATAACAGAACTTTTTATAACCTTTACTGCCATATGAATGTTGATATAGATTTTGAAGTGTTAGAACAGACAGGAATGTCTGCAGACGATTTTCTATATCTTTATATAATACATAAGGAAAGTTATACATATTTAAACAATCTTAATCTTAAACCAAATTTAGAAAAGTTACAAGAAGATGGATATATTAAGCTAGGCGAAGCACCTGATCAACATTTTATAAGACAAGAATTCATAGACTTGTTTTCATCAAATTTTGATCAGATGTTTGCTGAGCTTGTAGGTACATATCCTATGAAAGTAATGTCTAAAGATAGAGGTGTGCGTGTATTACACTCTAAGGATCCAGATAGTAAAAGTAATGAAAAAGCTAAAAGCCGGTATCAAAAGATTGTAGGAACTAAATTGTATAAACATCTGCATATAATGAAATGTTTAGATAAAGAGCTTACAATTAACAGATTTAACTTGGCTTATATGCAAAACTTAGAAACATGGATTAATAACCATACTTGGGAAAAGTATGAAAACTTAGACGAAAATGACACAGAAAAAGACACCAATAGAATCACTAGATCCCTTTAAAGACAGGGGGTTTAAAAGTATTAGAAAAGCAATCAGCGCATCTCTACATCAAGTAGCAGATGGAATGAATGGTAAGCGTAAAGTTTATCCTACCAAATGGAACAGACTAAATAAAAATTTATTAGGTGGTTTACAACCTGGTAAAATGTATGTAATTGCAGGTCGTCCAGGCGTAGGTAAATCAGCATTTAGTAATCAACTTATTTTTGATTTACTAGATAAAAATTTTGGTAAAAACTTATTAGTTTTATATTGGTCTTTCGAAATGCCCGGGTATCAACAGATACTGCGTGCAGGTTCAAAAGGTGTAAATAAACAAGTAGGAGAATTATTATCAGTAGATAAAAGACTAGAAAATGATGCTTATCAAGATTTTAAGAAAGAAGTTTTAAAATACGGGAACTATCCTGTATATTTTAACAACGTTCCAAGAGATATAGAATTTATTAAAGAAGCTAATGTAGAAGTAGCTAACAAACGTCCAGACTCAATAGTAGTAAATGTATTTGACCATTCTCGCTTGATATTAAGCAATAGAGATATGGAATTACAAAAACTAAATGATGTCAGTAAAGGATGTATGTGGATGCAATCTCAATTAGGTTGTATTAATATACTATTGTCTCAACTTAACCGGAACATCGAGTCAGAGCATAGAGCTAAAGCTCAGTATCAACCACTACTAACAGATTTGTTTGGTGGCGATAGTATAGGTCAAGATGCACATGTAGTTATGATGCTTCAACGTCCTCATGATTTGTATGGTATTACAGCTAAATACTGTGATGAAGATCCAATAGGATTACTAGCTGTACATATAGAAAAAAATCGTGATGGTTTACTAGGTATGATACCTTACGAAGCAGAAATGTCAACATTTACAATTAAAGAAAGATTATGATGTGGAGTAAATATTTATATAACTTATTTGAAAAAGAAAATACAGATAAAAAATTATTAAAAAACATAGAAATTTATGAGCAAAAGAAACGGGAAAAACAAAGCCAGGGTAGCGATCTTAAACGAGATAAACTACACAGACAAAAGAATGAAAAGATTCAAAAATAATGAAGAGGAACTTTCAAAATTACAATCTAAAAGAGACACTTTAAGGAGCAAATTAAAAACTAAATAATATTATGGGACCACAAAGTAAATATAACGTAGAAAAAATGCTTGAGAAGGCACACACACAAAAAGAAAATATTATGGAATTACCAAAAAAGAAGGTAAAGGCTAGCCGTAAATCGCCTAAGAATATGATAATATATGGTGCACCTAAGATAGGTAAAACTACTGTATTATCACAACTAGATAATTGTTTAATCCTTGACCTAGAAGATGGTTCAGATATGATTGATGCTTTAAAAGTAAAAGCAAACAACTTAAAAGAACTACAAGCTATTGGAGCAGCAATTATGAAAGAAGGGAGACCTTATAAATATATAGCTGTAGATACTATATCTAAGCTAGAAGAATGGTGTGAAAGTTATGCTAAACAAATTTATATGAGAACTCCTATGGGTAAAAACTTTGAGAAAAATAATCCTGGAGCATCAGTTCTATCACTGCCAAATGGCGCCGGCTACTTATACTTAAGAATGGCCTACAAAGAATGGATAGACAAACTGAATAAACTTGCGGATCACGTAATCCTAGTTGGACACCTAAAAGATAAGATGCTTGAAAAGAAAGGTAAAGAGGTTGCTGTAAAGGATCTTGATCTAACCGGTAAAATTAAGCAAATTACCTGCACTAACTCAGATGCTATTGGTTACATTTATAGAGAAGGAACAGATACTATGATTTCTTTTGATTCTTTAGATGATATAGCTGCTGGTACTAGATGTGCGCACTTAAAGGGCAAGACCATGCCTTTAGAATGGTCAAAAATATTTATAGATTAACTAATTAAACCAATTAAAACATGATTGATGCAAATGAACCAACTAATGCTACGGTTGTAAAACAAGAAACACCAGCACAAATTACTACTACTATGATTATAAACGATCTAGAGAATGGTATAGACAGATCTGCAATTCAGGCTAAATATAATTTAGAAGCTTGGGAAGTTAAGCAAATGTTTATGCACCCATCTCTAAAAGGTAAAAAAGCTAAGAAAATTAGAAAATTATCTTTTACGTTTGTAGACGACACAGTAGAACAAGTAAATCCTAATCAAACTAGTATTCCTGTAGAGACGCAAGAAAGTTTTGACAATGCAACAAGAATAGAAGAAGGATTAGATCACAAAGGAGAATTAACACAATTTTAATAACCAATAAATAAATAATTAATTATGGCAATACAAAGTAATGCAAGTACAGAAGAAGTATCTGGGGGAGGAAGAGAATTCTACTCCGGTTTAACAAATGTAAATGTTGTAGCGGTTAACCCTACAATGGCAGAATTACATGCAATGGATATAAATGTAAAAACAGAACCTGCATATTCAGGAACTAGTAATGATCAAGCTTGGAATAAAGTAACGTTATGGCTATCAAATGAAGATGGTAAGTTTAAATTAGATTTATTTCTAAAAAATACTCATAAAGAATCTCAAACCGGTAAATTTCTATGGCTAAATAATGTAGGTCAATCTACATGGTCAACTGATGCACCAACTTATGACTGGTGGAAAGCAGAAGGTCAAAGAAAAGCTTATGATGGCGAGAGAGAATTGATTGAGTTTACTAAAGCTTGGGCTAATGTTGCTGCAGGAGGATCTGTATACTACGATACAATGGCAGATATTGCACAAGGTAATGTAACAGAAATTAAAAATCTTGCTGAAGCTCTTAAAAATAATCAACTTAGAGTACTAGTAGGTGTTAAAGATGATAAATATCAAGGCATCTATACTGGATATTTTGGGAGAGTTAAACCTCAAAGAGATGACTTGTTTGTTAAAGCTCTTAATGATGAATATTCTCAGTTTAAAAATCACGACTTTAATGCAGACCTTAAATGGGGTAAGCATGTATCAACAGCTAGTCTAGTTACACCAGACACTATTGAAGAGAGTGAAGATTGGACAGTGCCTGCAGATCCACAATATCCAGCAGACGCTCCATTCTAATGGCTATTGATCGTAGAGACAGCAACGATCACCTACATACCGATGTCATACTTAGTAAAATTACTGAGTATGACATTTTTAGGTATTACTGCCCTAATTTTAAAATACTTGGTAAGAAATTTAAGAGTGATCTTCGACAAGATAATTCACCTACAGTTTCTATTATACCTTACAATAGTAAATTACTATATAAAGATTTTGGTTCTAGCGAACATACTTTTGATTGCTTTAACTATGTAAAATTTAAATATAACTGTGATTTTTATTCTGCTCTAAACATTATCGACACTGATTTTAATCTTAACCTTAGTTCTAAAAAAGATAGTATAAAGTTTACTATGGGTCTTATGGCATATAGGCAAAACAAAGTACCTTCTTATATTAAGTCTGAAGTTATTATTAGAAAAAAACGTCGGCAATGGATTAGAGATGATGCAAAGTTTTGGTCTCAATATTTGGTTAGTAAAAAAATATTAACTATGTTTGGGGTCGAACCTATAAGTCATTTTTGGGTAAATAGTACTAGATTTACTTGTAAATCAATTACTTATGCTTTTAGATTTAAGAATCGATATAAAATTTATTCTCCTTATGAAGAAACAAATAAGTGGTTAAGCAATACAAAAAAAACAGATGTCCAAGGCTATAACCAACTCCCGTATAAAGGTGAGAGACTTATCATTACATCATCTCTTAAAGATGTTATGTGTTTGCATGCAGCAGGTTATCATGCAATTGCACTACAGAGCGAGATGCAAATACCTTCAGAAAAACTAGTAAAAGATTTAAAAGATAGATTTACTACAATAGACATTTTATACGACAATGATTTCGACAAAGTAACAAATCCAGGCCAGACAATGGCTAAGAAAATTTGTGATTTATATGGTTTTAATAATATCTGTATACCAGACAGCTATAAATCTAAAGATCCATCAGATTTAGTGAAACATGTATGCAGTTTTAACGAACTTAAAAATATATTAAATGCAAAGAGAAGAGATTATTGAAAAACTCAGAAAACAGAAAGGATGGTTAAAAAAAGGAGCGCAGTGGTTAGCTGATAAATGGGAGACAGACATTGCTATTATTAGAGATTGTAAAAAACTTGTAGCTTCTGAAGAGTGGGTACAAGAACGTATGAACAATGATAATGGACATGAGCTTACTGAAAGTCAAGCTTTTACAAAACATTTATTAGATAATGGATTAACTATGGCAGACGTAAAGTCTGTAAAATTTTGGCAAAACTTTAATGGTGAGCAGAGATACAGTGTAGTAACACATAATCAATGGCATGAACAGCCACAGGTTAAAGATGATTTATTAGATTATATTAAATCTCAATCTCACGTAGTTAAAAAAATTAAATATACTAAGCCAAAAGACCCAGTATTATATGAAATATCTTTACCAGACATACATTTTGGTAAGATAACAGATGATGAGCCGGGAACTATAGAGAAACATTATATGCAAGCTATAGTAGATCTGCATAGAAAAGCAGATGGTGTTGAAATAGAACGCTTCTTATTACCTGTAGGTAATGATGGTCTTAATTCAGAAGGATTTTCTAGAGCTACAACTAAGGGCACGCCTCAGCAAGATCACATGATGTGGAGACAGTCTTTTAGAGGTTATTGGCATTTAGTTATGAAAGCTATAGATTATTTAGCACAGTTTGCTCCGGTAGATGTTATTGTTATACAAGGTAATCATGATTTTGAGCGCATGTTTTATGTAGGAGAAGTTTTAGATGCTATGTATCATAATAATAAAAATGTAACTATAGATAATGGTTTAAATACTCGTAAGTATTACGAATATGGGACTAATATGATTATGTTTACACACGGAGACAAAGAAAAACCTCAAGAATTACCATTATTAATAGCTACAGAACAGCCGGAAATGTGGAGCAGGTGTACGGTTAGAGAAGTTCATTGTGGACATAAGCATAAAGAAATGCTTAATGAATACATGGGAACTAAAGTTAGATTTATACCATCTATATGTGGTAACGACGCTTGGCATAAAACTCAAGGATATGTTGGTACATTAAGATGTGGACAAGCATTTATTTGGAATAAGAATAGAGGATTGGAAGGGTATCTTCAAACAAATATTATGAGTTATGGCTTGGAAACGAAGAAATAGATCTAAAGTAAAGAACGCAAAGAAAAGTGAGTATGATGGCAAAAACTTTCAATCTAATTTAGAACTTTATTGTTATAAAGAACTTAAAAAGGCTGAAGTAGAAGTTGAATACGAAGAAACTACGTTCACAATCTTTGATGCATTAGTGTATCCTCAAGCATGTTATGAGGGAACAGCCAAAAAGCTTTAC